TTGGTCATGCCTTTTGTAACTGATGACTTCCATACATTAGCCATTAGATTTCTCCTCTGTCTTAAGTACTGAGAGCAGTGCCTCAAGGTGGTCAAGTGCCTGTTGCTTGCGCTTGTAGTTTGTACCCAGCATTTCGTTAGCCTTCTTAAGCGTGCTTCCATGACGGGTCATCTTCATACCTGTCTTAAGTTCTAACTTAATCCATGAGACGAGAGACAAGAGGACATACAAGTCCACGCCTGACCCGCTTGCGCTGGTCATCTCTCCGTTCTCGTTGAATGTCATGTTGTTAGCGCCGTTGGTTAATGCTTCTAGTGTGTGTTCTGGTAGTGCCATGTTAGTTATCTCCTGTCTTAAGTACGAAGTTATCTCCGTAATCATCTGCTTGTGTTAGTGTCCAGCCTTCACGCTGTAACTTTTCAATCGCGTACTCGTACTCCTTGGATGTCTCGAACAATCCATTGAGTAACCAGCGTGTTGTCTCGCCTTGCTTCGTTGCTTTAATTGCCATTACTTTTCTCCTGTCTTAAGTAGTAATTCGTTATTGAGTTTTAGTTTGATGCTGTCGGTGAGTGTGTTGTCCCACATACCGCCGTTGTCGTTGATTGTTTTGTTGACTGAGTAAAGTACCCACTCAATCTCTTGTGCTGTTAGTTCCATGTTGTTCTCCTGTCTGTAGGTGTATTGCTTTTACTGTTGCTGTTGCTGATTTACATAACCCTTGATAGGCGCTGTCGAATTGGTCAGAACACTCTGAGTAATACTGAGCATCGGATAGCAAGTCGCTTAATTCTTTCTGACTTAAGACAACCTTGACTTTGCCGTTTGAGTATTCCTTGATGACCTTTCCGCTTGGTAGGTCGCGGAACTTATGGTCGTTATAGAACCTGCTTGGTACTACAACTGTTACTGAATCCATTTGACTTCTCCTGTCTTGTTGGTAATTCATACTTTGCCAGTTGGCTAGTCGGATGTCAAGCATTTTTAATGTGATGTCCGTCACACTGTGCTTAAACTTAATGTGATGTTGGTCACACTGTGTCTTAAGGCAGAGGATGACCAGCAGGACACCCGACTTGCTCGACTAAGCATGACTCAGGAATCTCCCAGACTCCTAGTGCAACTGTCCATGCATAAAACGCGCTGAGTATTAAGACATAAATAACTACGGCTCTGACCAGTCTGCCTCGGCGTGTGAGTTTCATTTGCTGAACTCCTTTGCATGTGAGCAGGTTGATAGTGGGATGAGGCAGTCTCCGCAGTAAGGCTCGCAGATACACATCCAACGAACCTGTCCGCAGTCGTTGCAGTAGTCGGTCATGATGCCACCGCTGTTAGTTCTGTCTTAATACCTGAGAGTGCTTGAGTTAGAATCTGGATTGTCTTGATGTCTAAACTCTCAAACTTTTCCCATGAATAAACTTGCTCGCCTGTCACTCGTGAAATCTCTGTCATTAAAGTCTTGAGCGCAGGGGTGTATTGCTCGCGGGCAAACTTGCGTTGTAGGTGGCGGGCATAGCGGTTGCCTGGGTCGTCATAGCCTCGGCGTTGTCGGCGGTCATCTGTTGTCATCTTGACCGCTTCAATAAAAGTACAGCGTATGTGGTTAAGGGCTACCCACTTTTGTTCGCCTTTGTAATTCTGTATTAAGACATCACGGGTGCGCCGTGACTTGTCAAAATCTGTCTTAAGTTGTGTCTCGATGATGGTTACTTTGTAGAACTTTAATCTTTCCGCAGTCTTTGCGTAAGATTCATCTACCCAATGCTTGTCTCTCCAGTTGGCAGATTCGTGCATGTAGTAGTTCTTCCCGATGATTAGTTCGGCTCGCTTCATTTGGTGCATCTCCTGTTCTTGTAGGTAACGGGATTGTTACCAGTGCCTCAATGGTGGCATGAACACCGCGGTTTCTTCAACATTTGAGGCTGTGATTTTCATCACATTTATTTAGTTGTGTCTTAAGTTTTAATCCTCACAATCTGAGCAAGTGGGCGCTCCCATTACGAGGTGATAGCCTTCTTCTGTATTAAGTAAAGAATCACAACTCCAACATTTTATTGTCATGTCTTAAGTCACACTTCCTCTGTAATTCTTACGATGGTACAGGCTTGACCGTTGCCTTCAAGAAAGGCTTTGATTTCTGCCATCTTTTGCATGCTGTTGGTGGTGTTCAAGCCTGAGAAATTCCCGCGCTTGCTGTAAATTTCGTATGTGATTTTCATTACGCCACCTGGCTTTCTGTCTTAAGTGTTAAGTAATGCTTGGCGATTTGGTCAAAGGTTCCTGAACCCCAGCCGATAAGTAACTGAGAGATGAGCAACGCGCCCACCTCGTGCCCGTTCTCGCGTTCGCGTTCTGCAACTTCTGAGATGTATCCCTCGAACTGTTCGCGGAGGCGGTCACTTAATCCGCTCATGTTGCCCGCTTGAGTTTCTTCCATGTCTAAGATTTCACGATAAGCCTCGGCGCTGTTTTCGGTTACGAGGATGTAATCCTCGGCGAATTGGTGAGTCGCTTGTGGCTGGCTCATGTCTGCGTTCATGTTCTATCTCCTGTCTTAATACATGAGCGAGGATTTCCCGCTTCATGTCGTGCCCTAATCGTGTCGTGAACACGCGCCCCCTGTCAAGGATTTAGGGCTGTGAGTTACCTCACATTTTTATTCTGTCTTAAGCCACAACTTTCTTGATTCGCTTGAACTTTCTGATTCGGTCGTGGTTCCGCTTAAGGTATCCTGAGAAGTCTGCCTCATTGAGAAAGCCCTCAACTTCTGACCAGTTATGACCATCCACAGAATAAAAAATCTCTGCATAAACTTTCACCAACATTTTGCCTGTCTCCTGTCGCTTTCGTTATGTCTTAAGTCAGAGAGACTCTCTCTCCAACTCGTGCCCCCGCTAGGTCTTGAACCTGCGCCCGCTTGAGGTGCGGGGGCTGTTATGTCTTAAGCCTCTTTGAACAACTCCTCGCATTGTGTACACATCACGCCGATTTCTAAGACTGAGCGACTTAGGCGGATGGTGTTCTCACAATCGCATTGCGCCTTGATGAGGTTGGTGTTTCTGCCTTTCTTCTTCGCCTGTTCTCCGCCTAGGGCGGTCAAATCGAACGCATTTGAAAGGATGGTGAGGGCTTTCTTCCATCGCTTGGCGCCTAGTTCGGTGAGTTCGGTCGCAGCGTGTCCCTTGCCCTTGATTTCTAGTGTCTTAAGACCTAACGCCTCCGCTTGAGTCTTGAATTTGGCGTTGTGATACTGATTTGAGGAGCAATCCTCCACGCCGTTCATGTGATTCAGAGAGTGCGCCACCTCGTGAAGAAGTGTTGAGAGAAGTTCCTCGGGTGTCGTGAAATGCTCAAGATTGAACGCGATTTCTGAGAAAGATTCCTCGCCTGTTGTCCATGGTGTGAACGGGGTGAAATGTCCCTTTCTGCCCTTGAGGTCGCGGGTCACTAGGAGAGTGGCGCGGGGTGCGCCTGTTTCTGTCTTAATCAACTCATGAGCCTGTTCTAGCGCCTTGGTGATGGTGCTAAGTGCCTCCGCCTTGCTTGCCTTGCCTGTTGCCTTAGTTGCTGTTGTTGCTGTCATTTCTTGTTTCTCCCGTCTTATCGCCGTTGTTGGCTTAAGTCACAAGATACGCGCCTCCTCCGCAATTCTCAACATTTGAGGGGTGTGAGACTGGTCACACTTTTTGAGCGTGAGGGGAATGACTGGTCATCTCACATAGTGAGACGGCAAGCGTGAGCGTGAGCAAGCAAGCGGGGCAAGCGGGCAAACATGCGGGGGGATGCGGGGGATTAAGGGGGAGCGATTAGCGGAGTTAAAGCCCTTGCCTGTTCTAGCCCTGTTCGCATTGCATCGCATCACCGCTAAGCCCTGTCTGCTTAGCCTTGCAAGTAAGTGAGTGAGCGTGCAATGCTCACCCCAGGATTGTTAAATCCGTGGTGTGTATGTGTATGTGTATCTACCCACATAACTTTGATAGTTCTGGGGTCACCATAAGCCTCTGACCAGCACTTTTGCCGTAGGCAAAAAATAATTAAAAATACTTTGGACAAAAGTGTCCGCTAAGGACCTTTTGGACACCTATAGTATAGTGAGAGGCGAAATAATCGGAGCCTCTCTACACACTAGCAGCGACCCTTGGGGTCGCACCCTAAAGGAAGCCCTAACCTTCGGCTTCGTTTAGACTACGCCTTCGGTTAGGAGATAAGCCCGAAACTTCCATATTTCCGTTTCGGTATGCCTATGGACAGAAAAAGAGTTACAGCAGCAAGCCATAAGAGCGATGCCATCAAAAGGCAAATTATCGAATTTCTAATGGAGGGGTACTCTGTCCAACGGGCGATGGATGCCGTAGGACGAAGTGTTAAGACCTATGAATACTACCGTAAGGTTGACCAAGAATTTTCAACCCAGGTAGATAAAGTCCGTAGTATGACCGCCCGTGGCGAAATCAACGGGGCTAGAGGGGAAGTACCACCCTTCCCTGAGTTTTCAGAAAAATTTTTAGGCACTAAGGTATTTAAACATCAGGAGCATTGGATTGACTTATTAGAGGGTAGAGAACCTTCGGATGTCCATCCAGCCATTACCCATGAACCTGGGTCCCCTGACTTAATTATTATCAATACCCCACCAGAACACGCAAAATCCACGACCATTACGGTCAACTATGCGGTATATCGGATTTGCCAGAACCCTAATATCAGAATCATGGTTGTGTCCAAAACACAGGCTATGGCACAAAAATTCCTGTTATCCATAAAAAACAGACTGACACACCCTAAGTACCAGGACCTCCAATTAACCTTTGGACCTCCAGGCGGTTTTCAAAAAGGCTCTGATTCATGGAAACAGGATTTAATTTATCTATCCTCTGAGTCTC